TTTACCCGTATTCGCACCCTGGCGAGATTTCTTGATGACTCCAACTTCGGCCCAGGCGGCAATCCCTACGGAGAGCCGGACCCGACCCCGGCAATGCTTGAGGTTTTTTATGTTGACCGCAAAGCAATGGAGTGCCGAGATTACGTTGAGTTTGAGCTTGCCGCACGTTTCGAGCTTAGTGGGGTTTATGCGCCAAAGCGTCAGTGCTTAAAGCGTTGCCGGTGGATATACAAAGGTGACGGCTGCGGCTACTCCGATAATAAATTCTTTGACGAAAACGACAATCCGGTGTCCTCTGCGTCGCAAGATGACTGTGGACACAGGCTTTCGAGCTGCGAAATTCGTTTTGGCAAAAAAGCCGAACTCCCTTACGGCGGGTTCCCAGGCATTGGCAACTATAACTTTTAGCGATGCCATACGAACTTAATCCGGTCCAAGCAGCAATTACCCCTGAATGGGATCTAGTTGACTGCTTGAGAGGGGGCGGACAACCTGATTTCGGCCTTTACGCTTACGTTCGATGGGTGGGAACGCAATGGTCGGAGCGGAACTACACCGGCAGTGGCGGCGGATCCGGCCCGTGGGCGCCAGTAACACTTAACATTGTAACAAGTTGGCAGCCTTTGCTTAGCAATAGCGGCCAGTTAGTCACTTACGGCATTGGAGGCATTGAATTACAAGGCGGCTACAGTGCCGTAAGTTACCTAGGCCCTTGGTATTCAAGTATAGACATTTACATACCTTCTTATCCTTCAAGTATTTCCGTTGGCGGAAGCATGGATGTATTTTATCTTTACGCAGCCAACCCCACGGAGCCCTTGTCGGGCAACAGTACCAATTATGGATTTAGCTTCGGACGATACGCTCCCGACACGTCAAACTTTGCCGAGTCCAGAGGCCGATGGGAATTTGCTAACAGCAACTACGAAGTAATTGAAACCTGGGAGGGTTACTCCCGCTTGCGCTCAGCATGAACGAAGTAACTAGACAGGCCGCACTCCTCGCCGCCCTGGAAGCGGCTCCGCGAGAGTCTTGTGGCCTTGTGGTGGAAACCAGTGAAGGGGAGCGTTACTGGCCCTGTCGCAACGTCAGTCCGATCGAAAGCGACTTTACCGTTAGCAAGTTCGATTACGTGGCCGCAGCCAAGGCTGGCAAAATAGTCGGCGTCGTACATTCCCATCCCAATGGATTCCCGCTGCCGACTCAAGCAGATTTAACTAAGTGCGAAGAATCGGGGCTTTTGTGGTACATTGTCTCTCCCCATCTCAACAGATGGCACAGCTTCGCCCCCAGCGGCTTCAGGGCTCCACTGCTAAAGCGTGAATGGGTTTGGGGCATCCACGATTGCTGGGCCCTTGTCCGCGACTGGTACGCCGAGCACGGTGTAATTCTTAGAGACTTTGAACGCCCCGACGACCCCGGCGATTTCCTAAGGGATCCATTATTTGAGCCATTGTTCAAAGAGGCGGGATTTAGGGAAGTGTCCCGCGACAGCATTAAGCCTGGCGATGTCGCCCTACTTTCTTTTAAGTCTACCAAGCTCAATCACGTCGGGGTTTTTGATGAGGACTTTCGCCTCCTGCATCACACGCAAGGCCGCCTATCGAGAGCGGAAATATATGGCGAGGGACTTCAAAAGTCAACCGGGAAAGTAGTGCGACACCTAGAATCGGAGAGGTTGCGCTTGGGCCAATGAGGACAATCAGACTTTACGGTCCCCTTGCTGAGAGAGTTGGACAAGATAGCTTTACGGCAGTAATTGATACCGTGGCCGAGTCCATCCGGTTCCTTATCGCAAACTTTCCCGATCTTGAGGCGTTTTTGATCGGCTATGACTACCAAGTTCTTGCGGGTACGCACAGCCTCGGGGAAGACGAAATTCACTTTCCGGTTGGCACAAGGGAGGAGATTCACATAGTTCCGGTTATTAGCGGCTCTGGCGTAGCGGGTAGAATTATCGCGGGAGTAGCGCTGGTTGCGGCTAGTTTTGCCATTCCAGGTGTTTCGCTCCTGGGGGTTGGCTTAGCTCCCGTGGGGTTTGGAGTTGGTGCGTCGCTGGCCCTCGGGGGCGTTGCGCAACTGCTTAGCCCAAAAGTACAAACCCCAAGAAAGGAAAAAGACCCCAGGGAGGTTAGGGGCTATTCAATTAGCGGAGTCCAGAACACGTCACGCGAGGGAACACCCGTCAATCTTCCCTATGGCGAAATGATAATAGGCCCTATTATCATTTCTGCTGGTGTTACAACCTCTGATATACCAGATACCCGTTCCAAGAGCCTTGGTTCAGACCCCTGGCAAAGACTGCAAAAATGATACGCATTAGCGGCTCTGGCTTTGGCGGGCAACAAAAACAGCAAACACAAAGAAGTGCTGCCACTGCCGACGACAACCTTAACAGCACGCAAAGGGCGCGTGTATTGTGTCTTTTGGGGGAAGGGGAACAGGAGGGGTTCCCTTCTGCATTGCAATTCGAAAAGGGATCCGATAAATACGAAATAGCCGTCCTAAAGGACATTTACCTTAACGGGACTCCGATACTTAAAGCCTCTGCTGGCTCAAGCCCGCAAGGCTCTGACTTTAACTTCAAAGGCGTTACCGTTACGCATAATTATGGAACTGCGGATCAGCGCTCAATGCGCGGATTCAATCAATCAGAATCACAGTTTCTTGTTGGCGCGGTTGTCACAAAAGCTACTCCGGTTACTCGTCAGATAGTAGACTCTCAGGCGGACGCGGCCAGGGTAACGCTTTCGTGGCCGGCTTTGCAACAGTATTACGATCCCAAGAACAAAGTATCAAAAAAACTTACCAGTCAAATCCTTGGAGGAGGCGTTAGGTCCCCGCAAGAGGGTGACTTGTTAGGCGTAGAGGTAGCATATCAAATTCAAGTCGCAACAGCCGGGGGATCATTCAAAACCGTTGTAGACGCAAAAGTCACAGGGCGATCCGCAGACCTTTATCAAAGATCGCATGAAATAGCGCTAAAGGGGCCCTTTCCGGTTGACATTCGCGTACTAAGGGTCACAAAAGACTCTTCCGGCGGAAAGATTAGCGACGAAATGACGTGGAGCGACTACACGCTGCTGTCTTACAAAAAACTAACTTACCCCTATTCGGCGTTACTTGGCATAGAGTTTGACGCAAAACTATTTTCTTCCTGGCCGACAATTTCGGTCAGGCGCCGTGGCGTCAAAGTTGCCATACCCAATAACGCTACGGTTGATCCCGTCTCTGGAAGGCTGATTTATTCCGGCATCTGGACAGGCGAATTTGCCGCTGCACAGTGGACGACGGATCCCGCTTGGATACTCTGGGACCTTGTTGTTACCTGTCGATACGGCTACGGAGAGCACTGCCAAGGCCGGTCGCTTGATCGTTGGAGCTTTTACGCGGCTTCAAAATACTCGGCAGAGCTAGTGCCTGACGGTCGCGGTGGTATGGAGCCAAGGTTTAGTTGCTCTATCAATATACAAACGCAGTCGCAAGGCTTTGATTTAATCAATCAGCTTTGCAGCGTTTTTAACGCAATGCCTTACTGGGGTTCTGACTTAATGAACCTCACGCAAGATAGGCCAAGTACGCCAGTCAAGACGTTCCACAATAGCGACGTAGAGGGCGGTCAATTTAGGTATATTGGCGCCAGCCTTCGTGCTCGGCACACGGTTGCCATTGTAAAATACTTTAACAACGACAAGCAGGACTTTGATTACGAGGTCGTAGAAGATGCTGATGCAATTCAAAAGTACGGCTCAATCACGACAGACCCCGAGGCTATTGGCTGCACCTCCAGGGGGCAAGCGCGAAGGCATGGTCGCCGCATCCTCTACAACGAGCAAAAAGAGTCCGAGGTCGTAGCCTTTGATGCGACCCTTGCCGCCGGAGCAGAAATCAGGCCAGGGCATGTCATCGAGGTAATGGACGACCTTAAGACAGGGGTTCGTCGGGCCGGCAAAATAACCAATGGCACGCTCTCTTCGTTTACAGTAGACGACACCGCTCAGACTGATCTACCCTCTGGCCCCAGTGCTACCGCAACCATTGAGCTGCTAAACGGCGGGGCGGAAACGCGCTCGGTTTTGTCTGTAGCTGGCGCAGTTGTTACCCTTGCCGCTCCGCTCAGTTCCCTGCCGCTTGTCGGCGGTACGTGGGCCATTGGCGACAACCTGGCCGAAGCGACAACGTGGAAGGTTGTGACAATAGGCGAAAGCGCTAGAGTAAAATATCCAATAACCGCCGTCAAGCACAACCCAGGAAAATACGATTACATCGAGCGTGACGTACCGCTTGACGAAACCGTTTACGCCGCTCTTGCGATAAAAGATCCAGAACCGCCCACTACCGTAACATCCGTGCCTACGATAAACGCTCAAAGCGGGTTGACCGATCTAAACCTTAGCTGGGCATTAGTCCCTGGGGCGGCTAGCTATGAAATCTCTTACAGGAAAGTATAATGCCAAGTAATTGGATAACGGTTACATCGGCATCTCCGTCAATAGTCATACCGTCCGTTGCGTTTGGCGATTACGAGATCCAAGTCGTTGCGATTGACGCTTTCGGCAACCGCTCCGCCCCAGCCACGGCTCGGAAAACCGTTGACCGCAGCCAGAGCGGAGCTACCGACAACGGCGGCATCGAGCCCGTCACGGATGCTGCAGTGACCTCGGTGGGGCCCCTGCTCGCGGTGCTGACTTGGACTCCGCCACAGGCCGATGGCTTGACCCTGGCAATTCGCCACACCCCAGACGACTCGGGCGGCACCTGGGGCAACGCGGATCCGATCACGACTGACACGCCTCTCGCCGCTGGCGGGGAGGCGCTGGTGCCAGCGCTGAGCGGTTGCTACCTTTTGAGATTCACAAACGGCCAAGGCGTTTTTTCGGGAGCTACTGCGGTCGCGCAGTTTAGTGCTCCATTCATTGGGGACACTGTTGCAATATTTGACGAATCAGCGCTGGGCTTTCCTGGCGAAAAAACAAATTGCGTTTTTGACGCGGCCAGGGGAGGGCTTGGAATAGGTCGGGTGACGTGGGACAACCTGCCGGGAATGTTTGATAGCCTGCCGCTCTCGATTGACAGTTACGGGACAGAGGCCAAGGCGGGGATTACGTTTGACCGAATCGCGGAAGACCAAAACTTTGATAGCCTGACCGAAAATCTTGACTCCTACGGTGTTGACACCACGACCGCTTACTATGTATTCTCGTCTGGCTTTGATGGTGGCGAGGTTGGAACTTACGAGCTTAGGCGGCTAATTAAATCCTCTGTCAGCTCTTTGCGCTTGAGCTTCGACCAGCGCAGTGGCAACGTAGATGAATGGCTTTACTGGGACGATGAAGAAGCCTCTGACGTGGCTAGCAGCGACGTAAGCGTTGAGTTTCGCCAGTCAGCAATGGCCTTAGGCTCTCAGACGAAATGGAGCAAGTGGGCGCCTTTAGTCAGTTGCGCCGCCCTTGCTAGATCGTTTCAGTTTCGCTGCAAGATAGCAATTAAGGACCCTAATCAAAATGTAATTGTTTCATCCCTGGGAGCTTGGGTGTCGCGGCCAGCGGCCAGCGGTAGCGGTAGTAACCGGGCGGTAGAAAGCGCATACACAACGGCAGCGTTGGCTCAAAACGAAGCTGCAGACTTTACACTGGAACTGGGCAAGCTTTCCATGCTAAAAGCAATTCAAGTTTCCATGCCCTCATGGGTGAGATTTTATAGGTCAAGCGAGCAAAGGGCTTCAAACCTGCAGACAGCCCCAGGCGGGAACCTGCAAGCGAGAATTAACCTGAAAGACGCGAAGCCCTACGGAGAAGTTGTAACCTCTCAAGTAGCGGAGACGCTTATTTCAAACCCGGTTTGTACGCTACTCGGAGACGAAGCCGGCCTTGTGTATGCAAGGCTAATAAAGCAAAGTACAGGGACGGGGCCGGTCACTATAATAACAACAAGTGTCCCGTTGGAAAGCTAATCATCATGGCCGTAGTTGAGCAGACTTACGCAGCGGTTGCGCCCTGGGCAGTTGTTGATGTTTGCGCTCGACTGCAAAGCGCGTTTACCGATGCCGGGTTAATGACGACTTGGTTCGCCTCCTTTGCTTCTGGCGGCAGAGAGCATCGGGTGCTAGAGATCATTTACAATGCGGCTAAAACATACGGCAAAACCTATTATTGGTTTACTGTTGATTCAGCAGGAATTTACGTTCGCACCAGTACAGGCTGGAATACCTCAACGAACATCCCTTGCGGTCCTGGGGTGGCGGGCACGCAGTATGTAGACTGGGGTGACACTGATACAACTGCTCTAAATTTTGCCCATCAGCTTTTCACTATACAAAGTACAATTAGCTTTACTGTCACACGCTACTCTTCTGGCGGCAGAAGCTTTTTCTTGTTCAGAACTGGCACCACGTATAGAACGTTGACGATTGACCCGGCTGGCACTACGTTTAAGACGTTTTACGATCTTGCACTAGGTTATCATAGCGGAATTTTTAGCGTAGACACGGTAAGCCGAAGGGTCAGGATACTGTCCTTGCACAGGAACAGGCGGGAACTTTTGCTTGGGTCGTGTCTTAATGGAGGCGCTAGTAACGCTAGCCCTTTGGCGGTTAACACTTTTTGCATTCCCGTAAACTTTGGCAGCTTTGGGTTTTCCGTTCTTCCCGATGAAGGATTTGCGCTACCTGGCTGGACAACAGCGTCCAATCCAAGCGCAGGGCAAAACTTCAATCCCGTCTTCCACGGCATTCGCCTCACAAGCGTACACGCGGCAGACATGCCTGCCGACTTTGGGATTGCATCAATCAAAGTTAGCAATCTTCTGGCTATTCAAGACAATGCAGTCGTTAGCGCTGGCACGGAGGAGTACAAGATAGGAGCGTTTTCTAATACCGGAGATGCTAGCGGAACAACCAGCAACCCAGTGTTTCTCTTTCGCACGGTCTGATGACACTAACCACGACTCAAAGCATCTCTGGTGGGCCGTGGACCAGTGGTGGCGGCGTTGGTGGAACTATTGCTGCCATCAGGGATCTTGGCCCACCGTCAACAGTGTCCCCGGCAGGCTTTACCGTTTCGATCAGTGGCGTCAATCCAACCACGCCAACCATCGGAACACCGGGAGGTATTACTTCTGTTTCCGCCGGCTTTGACCCTGTAGTTGTAGCGGCGCTGCAGGTTACGCTGCCATCGACTGGCTGGATTTGGCCGGCTGGCATTAACTAGAATCCGCTTACCGATCCCATAAACATGGCTCAACACGATTACATTATATCCGATGCTCTCCCCGCCGCGATTCGGGCCGACATCAACCTGGCGCTGGGCGCAATCGCCACCCAAAACGCGGGGCCGTCTGCGCCTGAGGTGACATACCCGTACATGCCGTGGCCGGATGAAACTGAGGGGTTATACAAGATAAGAAATGCCGCAAATACCGGCTGGATTACTCTATTTGCCCTGGGAAGTGCCAACGGAGGCTTGCTTTCGCGTGCGGGCGGGACCATGACTGGCCCGCTGGTACTTTCAAATGGAACTCCAGCGCTTCCCGGCCTTACGTTTAGCTCTGGCGGCGTAGATACTGGCTTTTACGGTACAGGAAATGCAGACGAAATCGGGGCAGCCACAAATGGTATTGGACGCTGGCTTTTAGATGCTTTTGGGTATCAAATTGGCGCGGTCAATGGCCTGGGCGCTGGACTATATCAAGTCTGGCAACAGTATAGACTTAACGCCGCACTTGTCAACAGTAATGCAAGCGGCGCTCAAAACTATCTTGGCGTTGGCGTTTCACTGGTCGCCGGCACCGTATATGAATTTGAGATTGTATTTGCACTTGCAAAAACGGCGGGAACCACGTCGCACACTCTTGCGCTAGGGTTTGGCGGAACGGCTACGTTGAACAACATTCTTTATCATGTTGATTATCGCAGCTCAGACGGCGGCACCCTTCCCCCGGCCGCGCAAAGCGCTGCATTTACGACTGTGCTGCAATCTGCATCGCCATCCGTGGTTTCCGGCGCTTTCGCGGGGGCCAATGCCACGCACCATGCTTTGATCAAGGGCACGGTCAGCGTCAACGCGGCTGGAACGTTTACGCCTCAGTACACGCTTTCCGCCGCTCCTGGAGGGGCCTACACTACCCAAGCCGGGTCTTACATGAAGATCGCCCCTATCGGCCCTGCTGGAGTTATTAACCGTGGAACGTGGGCCTAAGGCGATAACTATTGCTACGCTTGGCAGCATAGTCTTTGGGCTTGCCTTCATTTATCGCTGCGAGCTTTCACCCGTTCTTCCCGGCGGGTGGCCTACCTGCTGGACGGTTGGCGGCGCAATTGCCGGGGTTCCGTTTGTTAAAAGGATGGCTGAAAAGCAGGGGTTTGTCGAAGGCTATAATACATACAATCCAGCGTTGCGAAAGCCCAGGGAAGAGGATGAGATTGACGCAGGCGATGGCTCGATACAGCAATAAACCTCACGAAATTGCGGCGTTAAACGAACTGGAAAAGTCACTGACTCCAGAGCAACTGGAGCACTTTCTCGAAGCGTTCCTGCCTAGATGCCCTACAATGGACGAGCTACGCAAGAGGCATGAAGGATGACCGCAATCCCGCCCCGGCCACCGACACCAGCTCAACCACTGCTGGTCACTAAGCAGCAACTTGCAAGTATTTGGGATTGCAAAGAGAGCTTGATTTATGATCAAGAGATTACGGAGCTTAACGCATGTCTCCGTCGCTTTGAGATCACTAACAGGTCCAGGCTGCGGCATTTTCTTAGCCAAACCGCACACGAATCGGGTGGCGGTCGCTACAAGAAAGAGATTGCTTCTGGCGCGGATTACGAAGGTCGCTCCGATCTTGGCAACATTCGCAAAGGTGATGGCCCTCGCTACAAAGGGGCTGGCTACATTCAACTGACTGGGCGGTACAACTACCAACGGTTTGCTGATTTTATTAAAGATCAGAGGGTAATGACTGGCGTTGATTATGTTGCTGAAAATTATCCGTTTACTTCCGCCGGCTACTGGTGGCAGTCAAACAGGATGAACCAGTTATGTGATACCAACCCAAGCGTGCGTAGTGTTACATTGCGCGTAAATGGCGGCACCAACGGGTTGGCTGACCGCGAAATGTATTATGCTCGTTGCTTGAGAGCGCTGCCCTGAACCGTGCATCACATTTGCGGGACCGAGCTTGTGACCAAGCGGGACGCCAGGCAAAGACTGCGAGGTTCGATAATTGACCACTGGGACGGAATTTGCGCTTACTGCGCCTGCCGTCCCGAAAAGATTACGCTTGATCACATTGTACCAAGAGAGCGCAATGGGCAGACTGTTCGCTCAAACTTAATTCCGGCGTGCATTCGCTGTAACGGAGCCAAAGGCAATCAAGAGTGGGTTCAGTGGTTCCGTTCTGTTTCGTGGTACTGTAGTAACCGCGAACGAGCTATCAGGGACTGGCAATGCTCAAGAACGACCGCTGGATAGGGGAGCAAGCCGCTGCGGGGATGATCGAGCCCTTTCAGGCGGGGCTGGTGCGGGAGGCTGACGCCATGCACGGCTCGCTGCGTGAGCCGTGGGACAAGCGCCCGGTGCTGAGCTTTGGCACCAGCAGCTTTGGCTACGACATTCGCCTCTCGGCTGCCGAGTTCTTGACCTTCCGCCATGTGCCTGGCACGGTCATGAACCCCAAGCGATTCAATCCCGCCAACCTGGAGTCGGCACCCCTGCACCAGGACTCAGACGGCCGCTATTTCATCCTGCCGGCCCACACCTATGGCCTGGGAGTGGCCCTGGAAAAGCTCCGGGTGCCGCCCAATATCACCGTGATATGTTTAGGGAAAAGCACCTACGCCCGGCTGGGGATTATTGTGAATACCACGCCAGCAGAGGCCGCGTGGGAAGGGCATCTTACCCTGGAGTTCAGCAACTCATCGGGGGCCGACTGTCGCGTCTACGCGGAGGAGGGCATCTGCCAACTGCTCTTCTTTGAGGGGGATCCTTGTGAGACGACCTATGGGGATCGGGACGGGAAGTATCAGCACCAGCCGGAGCGGGTAGTGTTGGCGAAAGTATGACTTTCAAGGTAATCGTGGCCGGCAGCGGGCCACTACAGAAACGCAGAAATGGCTAATCATGCTGACGCTTTAATATGCTTTTGGGATGGAACATCTAGGGAAAGTTTAGACATGATAAACAAAGCCAAGGCTAACGGTCTGTAGGATGAGCTGCAGTTGTTATGAAGAGGGTGCCTAAGCCTAACAGTAGAGAAAGTTGGGATTCCGTCATAATTGCACCTCTCCGGCCTCGGGGGGGGGGGGGGGGATAGGTTGCTCCAGATTGTACTATAAATGGGACGGCCTAGGTAACTCTACGCCGGAGAAATCCAGCATTTGCATTACCCCTGTTGGGTGCAGCGTATTACACAAAAGATTTGACAGTAGCCCAGCGTTTCCGCTGTCCACTGCAGCCTTCCACGCGGTAGCAACTAACAACGCTTGCCGCTGTGGCGTCGCTTGCAGCATGTAATAAAGAGAGGTCCACGTCGAGGGTGGGGTGGATGGGATTTGAAGGACGCGGAATTGGGTGTTCATGATGTTAGGGTCGGTTACTTAG